CGTGTGCAACCAAACAGGCAGGTGGGAATTTTGGAAAAAATCAAAACCAAGGTTAATTTTGTTTGGGAAATGAAATTTCAATCCAGATTCCCACCTGCCTGTTTGGTTGCACACGCCTCTAGTGGTAAGTGCAAATTTATTCAAGGTGCAAATCCTTCGGTTTGATTTCGCAGAGCGAAATTGAATCAAGCATAAAATGCTATGGTTGATTGGCCTAAAGGCCAATTGTATCAAAGATTAAACCTCGCACTCGGCAAGACGAGCCCTGACCCATTCACACGCCTCTTCACTCTTCTTGTCATTTGCCAGACGCAAAGGATTTGTCAGGAGGTCGCCGTGCAAAAAGGAAGGAGAATAACGCCTGGCTGCATCCCAAACTTCTCCCGCTTCGAGACACCCAACCGGCGTCTGAGAAATGACCCACATGAGAGGGTTCCACTCTTGACGTTTCTGGCCAGTGTAGCGTTTCCGTTCCGGACGGCCAAAGGTTCCAAGAGGCCACCGTTGCCAAAAGGGCTCAAGGTAGTCTAGGGGACGTTTTTGGGTTTTGAGAAGCCAGTAGTCCCACCCAAGACCATTGGAGGTGTGGCAGGGACGCCACGTCATGAGAGAGGCGGGACCCTTTTCACATAAAAGTGTCCACACCTCGACTGAAACCTTGCCTGCCCTCAAGAGCTTCAAAAGTTCCCTGTCAAAGAAACGCGCCCAAGCACGCTCAAAGCTAAAGGTATAGGGGGGCAAGGTCGGCGGATCACGTTCGTCTTGGATGGATGAAGTGACGGTTCTCCACGTCTTGGGTTTGGTAGACGCATCCTTTCCATAGGCCGTTGGCAAAGAAAGAGTAAGGTCAAAAAGCCTTGCAAGCCTCTCGGGGTCAGGCCTCACACAAAGATCCAAAACGTAAAAGAGGAAAGACCCAAGTGCCTCGGGGTGGACATGGAAGAGGGGAGCCCTGTCGATGAGGTCGTCACTAAACGGAACCTCAAACAAGACTTGGGCCATGATGGTCGGAGGAATGGGTGTCGGGAGGTAGGGGGCAAGGTCAACCACGGCATCCACTTCTTCAATCGGGTGGGCGGCACACCAGGCCCACACCTTGTGACCATCCGCCAAGACGCGTTGCAGGGTTTCCCTCTTGAGATTCATCGAGGCAGCCAAGTGATTCGTCAGAAGGTCTTCGACAAGAAGAAGGTCTGGCTGGTGGGCCTCCACATAGGTGATGAGAGCCTTTTGGGTGTAGAGGTAGGGCATCTCTTCGAGAGAAAAGACATAGGCAGGAACGTCGCGTGAATGGTCGTCGTCCGGGAAGCCAGGGTGGGCCTCAAAAAGGTAGGCGGGAACGTCTTCCATTCCTTCCTTCACATGCTCCATAAAGGCACTACGAATGTGGGCCAAGTAGTCGTCATCCATGTAGGTCATGATGGATGTTGCGAGGGCGGGCAAGTTCAAGTTGTAGGCCAAAAGGATGGGTGCAATTTCACACACAACTTCGCCCATGAATTGAATCTTGCCCACCTTGGCCGGATGATGGGTGATGCAGTAGGTACAATAGCGCAAGTAACGTGCACGTACCTGGATGGTCAGGCGGTCGTTGTGGAACATGTGACGAAAGGTCTGGGCAGATGCCTTGGCCCGGAAAGCAAAATCAAGAGCCTCGTAAAACAACAAACAAAACACTGTATCCTCCAGTTTGTCTGCAAATTTTGGGTCCACCTTTTCCGTGTAGAGAATGAACCAAGGGAGCCAGTAGCGAATGGCTGTCGTCCGTCGGCACTTGTGATCCGCAATGATGGCTTCAATTGTCTTGGTCATTCGTTTGGGCGTCATTTTCATTTGGTCCAACTTGATGGTGCGAAAGGGTGCCGCCTGGAGGGACTGCCCCGTTCCGGGTTTAAGGCGATCCCACAGGCCAGCCTTGAGCACCTCTTGGATCCACGTCCCCATCATGTCAAAGTTGGAATAGATAGAGTTGGAGAGAATCAGTTGAAAGGTATGCTCATCGAGGATGGCCTCGATTCCGCGTTTGCGGATGAGCTTGTTGAATTTTTTCAAGTTGCCATCACGGATAATTGCTTCTTCCATGGTTTTGATCTAGGAGAGCGATTGGAATGAAGGAGAATAAACACCTCTGGGAAAATCTTTATTATTTTATGGGGCTTGAAAAATAGGGTTCAGCGTCAAAAATCTCATCTCCCATTATATAACAAAAATGGACTCTCCCACCTCGACTGTCGTCTCGGAAGGAGGCAAGGTAACAAACCGTTTTGACCGTTACATTCGTATCATTTTTCATAAACTCTTGACAGGTCATGTCCTAAAGGCTGATGGGGTTGCATGGCTTCACAACCAAATTGTTCATTTCATCGACCGCATCTGCTCAGAGGCATTTCGCTACATGCAAACCTCCAAGCCGTGCCGGGTCACCTTGATGGACCGGGATATGGAACTTGGGATTTTTCAAGTCCTCCCCCACGACATGCGGGAAATGGCCGCGACATTTCTTACCCAGACCCTGGAGCGTTACGACAAGGCTACACGGGTGCGCAACAAGACAAAACGCGCGGGTCTCTATGTCTCTACGGGACGTTGTGAACTCTATGTAAGAAATTTTATTGGCGGCCATCAGATTCGTCGCAAGGTCTTCATCATGGTCGCTGCATGTGTCGAGTACCTCTTGACTGAAGTTTTTCATGTAGTCATGCGAAACCTCGAAAGGGGAGATGGGGAACGTGTCAAGTCTACAACTGGTGTTGATGAAATTGTCATTGTGACTGCGTGTGAAGGCGACCGTGCCCTCGCATCTCTCTTTGGTCTCGCCTTTCGATCGCCTCCAAGGTCACATACATCCTCAACACCCCCAGATGACGGTGTGTCGACACCCGAATCCTGCCGAGGATCAAGTGGTGGTGAGGAAGAAGTCAAGGAGGACGAAGAGGATGAAATCAAGGAAGATGAAGACGTCGAGATGGATTGATCAGTCTACCAAAAAATACCATATTATTCCTTCACCTCGTCATCACCAGATTCATCATCAAGATCCTCTTGAATCGCTTTAGCAATGGCCAGTTTCTGGCATTCGTCGATCCGACGTTCTACCATGGCCAAAACCGTAGAGGCATCGGGAAGTTCCTGGAGAACACACACTTCAAGAACGTCAAGGAAGGACTCCAATTTGGCGGCATAAGATGAAATCACGTCACTCGGAGCATCCTCCTCAATTTCTTCTCCTAGCAATTCGACAAGGCGGTCCATTCCACCCTCTTTCTCAAAATCAACAAGGTCATCCGCCAAATCCGGAGGGACTTGGTGGCCCACCATGTCATCCACTTTAAGGTAGTAGCCCCCTGAAATAACAGTGGCTTCTTCGGCTTGGGTGAGGGATGAAGATGCCATGGGAGGGAAAGTGGTAGTGGATGGATTGAAAGATTGAAAGTTGGGCAAACATCCAAAAGCACAAGTTTTGTCTAGGTCAAGGTCACATCCACAAATCTTGATGCGCTCCAAGACGATTGGTTTAGGTCTTGCACCGATACGGGCAAAATGTTCAACCAAAAGTCTTGGGCACTTCATCCAGCTTGCCCGAATTGCGGGGGGTCAAATGTGTTGCTCCCTTTTGGATTTAATTTCATGTCTCTCAAACACATGCCTGATGATTCAGATGAAGGAGAATCGTCGGGCTAAGACTAAACACAACAAATAAAACACCCTCGAGATACTCAATAAGATACTTCATGCATAATTGTCACCCTGTAATAGTTTCCATCTTTGGTCTTGACCATCTCTGGCATCACACTGCATTGGCCAACCTTGGCAGCCATGTGATTCAGAATACGTAAAGAGGTTCTCAAGAGGGCCGCGTCGGTCCCTGACACCCGCCCATCATCCGTAATGCCAAGATAGTAGATGGCCTTTCCCATGCCTTCACGCAAGCGGAAACGGAGTTGGGTTACCAAGGAGGTAAAGCGAGGCTTGGTCAACTTGGAGATTTTAATCTTGTGCTCTACACACCCTTCTTCGTCAATTTCTGGAGGAACAACCATTCCTTCACCCACCTCATCAAGGCGAGGCTCAAGGACCGCAGTTTCTATCAAGGATTCCACTTGTTCGATAAACGGGTCCTCCATGCAATACTCTGGCGATGAAGAGTCTGACATGGACTGGAATGAATGTACAAAGTGGTCTAAATTGGCATCCGCCATCTTTTTATTAGAGGTCTGGTCAATTGAATATGCACTTTAAAAATTTTAACTTGAGTAAAATGATCTTGTATTGTAATGTTTCAAGCCCAGACCCCTAGGGGTGAGGTGATAAGACACCAAAGGTGTCTGACGGCTTTGCCGTCAAATCACATTTATGTGCCCTCACCTCTAATATATCATTTTTGATGTTTCAATACATTCCTCCAACTTGTCCAAACAGCCGTCCCCAGAATCAAGACCTGGACTAAAGGAGCAGCCATGTTGCAACCCATCAGTCTTGTGGTAGCAACCCTTTGGTCTGACGAAGCCGCCACGTTTTTAGTCAAGGCCCTTCACGACCTCCAAGCCGCCAACCTTCAGTGGTCGTTTGAAGTCATTGTCGTCATTTGTCATGCGACACCCCTCAAGGGAGAGGACATCCCCACGGCGCCGACCGGTCTCCCTTTCACCACACGCATCTACCAAACTCATTCCACCAACTTGGAGGAAGGGGAAGCTCTTGGGGCATGGCTTGCCTATGGGGACGTTTTGACCTTTTGGCGCTTGGGAGGCGATCTCGGATGCCTTCCCGTCTGCGATCCAAGCCATGCCGAGTCACACGACGTGGTGTTGGGGTGGGGCCCCGTGTGGGCCGTGGCCAAGCGTACCTTTTGGAAACGTCGTCTTTTTACAGTCACGGAAGCCTGGCCTTCTGAAGTTTCCTTTGTGGATCTGGGACCACCTCCGGAGGTTCCTATCCCCGAACCCGTCGAGATTGCTTCCTCGACCCCGCCAAGTGATTCCAAGGCAGTCAAGGAGACGGAACTCCTTGAAGAAATCAAACAAGGAAGTATTGATGACAAAGAGGAAGACGAGGTTGAAGGAGACATGGGGGAAAACGAGGTTGAAGACGACAAGGAGGAGAGCGTCAAAGAGGAGCCCGCTCAAGAGCTTGTTGTTCACCTCGATCCAACTTCAATTGGCGAGGAAATCACGGAGTCTTCTTCCAATCCCATTCTTCCACGCCACCCCCTCCCCATCAAGACGTCCTTCATCGGGTCCAACTACCGTCAGTGGAAGTGGAAACACCTCAAGTCCATTAGGATGGCCAAGGCAACACCCTACGCCGTCTACTCGTGTGTCTTTGGCTACCCAGGGGCCTCTTGCCATTCCATGTCTTCTCAGAAAGACGTTGTGTCGGACGCCATCTTTTTCACCGACATGCCATGGCCTCGCCGCAACAATGGATGGACCGTTGTCTACCTTCCCAACCTTTTTGTCTTTCAATCCTCTTGCCGAGACCCTCCTCAAACCATGTCGCGCATTCCCAAGCTTTTGCCGTGTGAATTTTTGCCCCACTATGCAGCAACCCTCTACATTGACAACAACATTATTGTCAAGCGCCCCATTTCACGCATGATCCGTATCATGTTGGGGAAGAAGGAGTGGGGTGCCTTACGCCACAAACGTCGCCATTGTGCCTACAAGGAAATTGATGCATGCATCCGCCACCACAAGGACCGCCGCGATTTTCTTGAAGCCCAGAGGCGTGCCTACCTTCGTGCCAAACTTCCGCGGGGAGCAGGCCTCGCAGAAAATCCAGTCATTGCACGTGTCTCCTCTCCCCGTGTTACAAAGATTTGTCACTTGTGGTGGAATGAAACCCAACGATTTTCCAAGCGTGACCAGATCTCCTTTGCCTTTGTCGCCTGGAAACAAAAGTACTGGCGCCACCTTCACCTTGCCCCAAGATCCTACCTGGGAGGGCGTGAAGCCGGAGCCATTTGCTCCAAGGGGAGTAAGATGGGAAGTGGAATCACGGGGAGTATTCCGATCAGGGGATCCAGGGTCACCGCCTTTGCTACCGGGGGACGTCGGTCCACCCGTTCCACCAATACGCAAAAATCAGCTCAAAAGAAATCAAAGCCCAAGGCGGTGAAAACCAAGGGCCACATCACACGTTCTCGAAAACTTGAACGCCTCTTGGCGCTTGTTCGAAACAAGTAGGTCGTAATGCCAAAACGCCAATTTTAATCCCCGTGATTTCCTCGGCCGTCTTCTTGAGAAAATTTAATAAAACCAATGACTCATCAACCTGTCTCGAGTGAAAATTTTTTATTGGATGCTTCGATCGACTATGTCGGAGAGCCAAGAACAGCACCACGAAACGCCTTTCAGACAGAGCTTCGAGAAGCTCTAAAGGTTTTGACCCTTGCAAAATTTCTCAAAAGCGTAAAAGGTTGTAATTATACTGGGTGTGTTGTTTGGTTTGGGAAGGGGATGTGGAAAATAACCCTCCTGGCGATCCACAAGACCAAGGCGTTCAACTTTTCAACCTTGCCACCTGATCAAAAGAAAGAGTTGGGGAATGGCCTGAAAGCCATAAAAAACCGTCTAAGATTATCCAAAACATTTGTTGACTACCTAACCCTGTGGTCCAAGGCCGGAGGCCCGAAATATTCCAGGACAACTTCACAAGCTCCGGTGAGCCTTTCTCCTTCCCCATGCTCCGTTGTGGGCGGCGTTTTATGGGGTGAAGGGACACCACAAGCCAAGAATTATTCTGCCTCATGGCCCACCATGGAGGGCGTCAAATGGAATGGAAATTGTGGCTACTTTGCAGACAACTTATTGCCACCGACCCGGATATCGACCCGTATATCGACCCGGATATACCTTGGCATTGTTATTTTTGAAAAGGATTTAAAGCCTCAAGAATTGGCCAATCTTCCGTTTTTCGGAGCCTGTGTGGACCGGGTAACGTCTGGATGGACTCCAATTACTTTTGTGACAAGAGTCGGGGGGAAGGTGGCCAGAAGAGGTTTTCATACAAAAACTGAATCCAAAAAGACTAACAAGCAACCAAAGAAAGTGGAAACCTTACCATCACCTTCTATGAAGAGGTCAAGGTCACCTATCCAAAAAACTCGGATAAAATCCAAACAGCACAAGGCGACCTCCTTTTTGGACCGCTCCTTGGATGAGCCTCTTATTGATCTGGGGCTTTCCAAGACGACTCCATCCCTTGATGGTCCTGTCATTTCTCTTGGTCCCTCCCCCCTCGTCAAAGACATTCTTTCTTCCATGGATTCCGTTTTGGAAAAATACAAGGTGTAAAAGAGGTGTGGTATTATTGTTTAATTGTCACTAAAGGCACGTGTTCCACAGGGCTTTTGGCCCACGGGAATCGTGTTGGCTGCCGCATTTCCAGGGTTGCAAGGACGGGCAATAAAGTTCAACTCGGCCTCGGGAGAGGTATCTGCAAAAATCAACCCGGCGTCAGTGTTGGCAAGAGCAAGACGGGGACCACCGGGGAAAAATTCCCACCGAGGGTAGGCACACGAGTCAGAGTCTTTGAGCAAAGTCCACAAGAGGGTTCCCAAGGTGGACAAGGTGACTTGGCGGCTGAGGTCGGAAGACATATTTTAATCTTTCTCAAGGTTTTTGTATTTATGGTCTTGGCAGGGAAACCTTCAAGGATCTATTTACAACAAAGGCTTTATCCCATTGCAGCTTATGATTTTTAACTTATGGCTCATCCAAACACCCGAGCTTCTGCTGCTGCAGAATCCATCCCACACTTGAGGAAGCGATCTTCCCACTCGGCAAGGACACTCGTGGCTGCCTCTCTTGCATCGTCCTTCATGGTTTCGGGAATAGCTTGGTAGGTGGTGGCCATTGTCTCAAGAAAAGTGTCAACAACCTGTCTGACTGCCAAATCACCTTCCTCTCGTCCACCTTCCACCACAGCCAAGTGGCTGCAAATGGCATTGACCTTTTCCAAGGAAGTGGATGTCGCCTTCAAGGTTTCTACGAGGGCCGTGGCCGAGGCATGAAGCTCATGCTCATAAGGTCCTTCCAAGCCAAACTCTTCTGGAGTGAAATGAGCTAGGTAAAACGCCTTTTCCACCTCTACAATTTGTTCAAGCCTCGGGTCCATACCCAAGCTTATAAGAAATGCACGCATTTCTTCACGCCCCTTGGCCAACATAATAAAGTGTCTTCGTTTCATTTCACTCACCTCTTCTGCATCCCACTTGACCAAGAAAGCATCAAGAGCCGACATTTTGTTAAGTGGTAAGAATTTCACCAGAAAATCATCGAGGAATGAATTTATTCAAGCGTAAAATTGAACAAATGTTTTGGACGTCTTTGCAGCTTCTAATGAAAAGGAAGAATAACGGTGACCCACAAACCAAGAGGCGTGGCGTGCCAATTCGAAATCCAATGCCGAACGCCGGGTGTAATCCAATGCTGCTGTCGCAGGTAAAATGCGGTTTCGGCAGGTGACTTTCCTCTGAAGGGTTTTGGACCAAGTGGCACACAAAGCCTCCACCTTTGCACCCACTAAAACCAATTGCTTGGGAAGGTCAGTCTGATTCGCAACCAGTTTCAAGATGCGGTCTTCATCCCAATAGGTGACCTTGGCTCGCCGTTGAGCATAGGCTTTCCAATCGTCTTCGGTACGGAGGTGAATGACCCCATAACCGTTGTCGAGACTCCCAAGCATTCCATGGACGAGAAGTCGAAGAGGTTTTGCCAAGACTGCCTTTGCCATAAAATCCTTGTAGAGAGGCTCTTGACTTCTCCCACGAAGCCATGACCAAAGATCATCCGTGGACGTGAGGAGGCGACGATGGTTGCTTGGCTTGGGAAGGCGGTAGCCGAGAGCCTCTTCGGTAGCCTCCAAGTCAAAGAGGTCATGGATGGTCAAGGTGCCGTCTTTGGGGTCGCGCCCCCAGGGGATGGGTGGCCACTTGACATGACATTTTTGCTGGTGGGCCATGGTCGCCAAGCCCGCTAAACACATTTTGATATTGGTAAAACCAGGACGGCGTTTGAAGCCGCCAGTGACATACATTTTTATTAAGGACTCCAATAAGAGGGGGTGAAAAATAAATTTATAGAAAAAAGACTCAGATCAAAAAGTTGGCAAGAGCCGTAAAGTTGGGGGTGCCGAGGCCCGTGTTGGCGTCCCACCCCTTGGCACGTCCCTGGAAGCCATAGGGACAGCAAGTGGATTCGGTGCAATTGTTCCACCCAGGAATGGGGTCGTTGAAGCAAGTGGCACATGTTTGGGCCGCCGTGTATAGGGCCGGATTGGCAAAGCCGAGCTGGGGCTGGCCGTGGGCGTAGCGAAGGGCATTCAGACGAGCAATGATGGCACCAATGGTGGGCCCAGAGGCAGACGTTCCATCCACCGCCATGGGAGCACCGTTAGCAACCACGTAATAATTGTGGCCATTCGCGGCGAGATCCGGGTAGCCACGGCCCGACGTATTAAAAAGTCCAAAGGGCTTCGACGCAGACTTGTCGGCGAGGTAGTCGGGAACGACATGGTCTTGGTAAAAGGGTCGGGCCGATACATTGGAAAACCCTCCACCGGCTGTCCAAAAGCACCCGCCAGGCCCACCATTGTAGCACATGCCTTCATGGCCACCGTGGGCACACGCGGCCGTGGCGTTGCAGAGGGGAGGCTTTCCGGCCTGATCGCGCCAGAGGGTGAGGTTGTAGAGAGAGGTGGCACCCGCCGAAAGGACGTAGGGAGACGCCCCCGGAAAGACGGCATTGAGGGCAGAGGCTCCATTGCAATTCTCATTGGTGCGTCCCGGTGCGCCCGCATCGCCCGAAGACACAACAACCGTCACCCCGCGAAGGGCAAGCAACATGAGACGGTCATTTCCGTGGCGGACATAGGCATGGGAGTTGTTGGTTCCCGTGATGGTTCCTTGGTCATTCTCCGACCATCCCCATGACCAAGTCATCACTTCAGGGAGGGTCTTGTGGTCGAGCATGTCTTCGACCGTGTCAAGGATCCAGCCTGGAGTTGTCCAAAACCACATTTGGACGGCAGGGGCAAGACCCGCTACATAGTCCATGTCGAGTGAAGATTCAATGTCGGCATAGGAATCCGAAAAGGGTCCAACAATGTGGTTCTTGGTGGGCGAGTGGACGGGGAGGCCAGTTGCCTTGGCAAAGAGCGCAAGGTCGGATGGCAAGAAGGACGAGTCGTTTTGAAACTCGGTAGGACCCGCACCCACAGGTTCATGGATGGAGTAGTCCACGTCGTATAGGTTTTGGAGGGTTTGAGGCAAAACATAATAGGAGGAAGGACCTTGACGTACCTTGGCTCGGACCCGATGGGCCGGGAAGCGATGCTCCGGCCCAAAGCCATAGGCATGAACCGAGGAGGGAAGCTCAGCCATCAAGTCGTCAAGGACGTCATTGGCTTCGGCGGCAAAACACGAGAGGGACCAACAGGCTTCCGAGGTGCATGAACAAAAGACGCCTTCGTGGAGTGCCGTTTCCATCCAAGTCTGAACTTCTTCTGGGGGATAGGATGGGGCAAAGCGTTTAGTCACCTCATCACGACTCAACCATTGACCATAAGAGGGTGAAGAGAGGGTGGAAACCTTTTCCAAGAGGTCTTGACCCCCTTGGGTATCACGGATGGGGAGAGCCACACGAAAGGCTTCACGAAACTTTGCAAAATGACTCGAATAAATCGAGCCGCTTGCACCACAAAGAGAGGCAAGGATGACAAATGCAAGGGATGCGAGGACACGGAGCATGGAGGAGTGAGGTTTGGAAGTGGTAGAATCAAATAACTATAGATTTTATTTATATTTTTATATACAGGAACGTTCCTCGTAAAAGACCCTTCACACAACATTGGATATTCTATACTCCACCTCTTCAAGGAACGTTCCTCGTAAAAGACCCTTCACGTAACATTGGATATTCTGTGCATCCACACACAGCACTTTCTCACTTTTCTTCCCCTCCTCTCCCCTCTCCTCCTTTCCCAACCATGTCGTTCCACCCCGTCGTTCTCCCTCTCCCTCCCCCGCCTTCTCTCCCTTCCCCATCCCACCTCTCTCTCTTCCCCTCCCCCTTCTTTCACGTCCCACCCATGAGCAAGCTGGGCCACGTCGGACCCCCGCTGACCCTTCCTTCGACAGCCGCCATTCCCCCGCCTCCCCTGTCAACCAAGCCGACCCTTCCACCTCCCGCCGCTCCTCCCACAACCAAGCCTACTCCGCCACCAACCAAGCCTACTCCGCCACCCGCCGTCTCTGTATCGTCATCCTGGAAGAAGAGCAAAACTCCCAAGCACACCCTCACTCCCGTCAAGAACCAGCGGCCAACCAAGCGCATGCGGACGCGGATCGACCAGATCGTCACAGACGTCGCTCAGCGCCTCATCTCTTCCGCCTCCCCGGCTCCCGTCTCGACCCCGGCTCTCGTCTCGACCCCAGCTCCCACCTCGTCCCCGGCCCCCATCACTACCACGCCCAGCCTCTCTACGCACAAACC